GCTGCCAATAATCATAAGCAAAAGTCACTGTAAACTCTTCAATTGAGTCGTTAGTGTCCCAGCCTAGTTCGATTGTACTGATTTCTGTAGGGAAAAGACCCATAAATCTATATTCTGCGATAGGTAATGCAGTTGAAGATTTACCAAAATGTTGTACAATAGCTTCAGCCTTATAACTTTGTTCTGTCGCACCAAGATCATTTCCGACATGGGAATTGATTTTTTCCATCCACTTTTCCATTGCGTTTCTAATTCCAAAATTTTCTCTATTGAAAATAGTTACAGTCCAAGGTTCGAATGTTCTATTACCAGCAACTCTGATTTGTCTACCAAAATAAGGAACATCTACCTGTGCAATAGTCGCAGAAGGAATCTGTGCTGCTTTTACTTCAAATTGTCCACCATTCGGAATTACTATTCCACTTGGAGCCGTGATCATAACAGAGAAAAGATTCGGACGAGCACCCCCGTCCGAAAAGTTTGATTTAAATGTGTCTACATTAAATGCCATTTTTGTTTATCTCCTAATTGTTTATTTTTATTTATGTTAAACTACACCAACGATTTCATCGAAACTTACACCTGTGCGTACTGCAACAAAGTTAAGTTGGATAAAGTTGATAGAACGCGCTGGTTGAATGAAGATATCTCCGACAAATTGATTGGTATCAATGACATTCGCAGTGTTATTTGTACTATCACAAACTACCTTAAAGTCATAAATTCCACGTCTACCTTTGATGTCCCGTAAGAATGGTTCAATCAATGATGTAAACTGAGCCCGAGTAAATTCATCGTTAAATTCAAACAATGTAAATTTCGCAGCAGTTGCAATAGATTTTTCAAGAACAATAAATAATCTCCTGACATTGATTCTATCAAAAGCGGATGGTTTCATTGTAAATGTTTTATCTCCAAAAAGAACAGTTCCTTGTCCAGCAAAGTTGACTACTGGATTGATTGCTTCTTTATACAATGCATCGCGATCACTCTTAGTCTGTTCTACCATAGTTTTTACAACACCTTTGTAAACACCACGATTGAAACCAGCAGGAGAGAACCATGCGTCCCTTTCAATTTCACTTCTTACCATCAGTCCGGCTGTGTCGGCGTTGAAAGGCACAAATCTAAATTTGTTGTTATACTTATCAGAGATATATTTGTAGTTAGAGTCTGCAAATGCATAATTACTCTTTCTAACAGTAGCATAAAAATCTCTGGTTGCCTTAGAACTGCCCGCAGATCTATCACTCATAACAGTTGTTTCGGTTGGAGAAATACATGCAATACAATCTTTTCTAGTAGTAGCAATGTCTATAATATAATTAATCATTCCAGCACTTTCTGTCGAAAGATCGGCACTTTCACCTTGCATCAAAAATGCAACGTCAACGGTTTCTGTGTCAGCATAGAGATCGTATCCGAGTTTGAAATTAACATCATTTGGAGCCTGTCCATCGAATCCATTTCCAAATGGTCTAGAAATGTACACTTCTGAACCATCAGCAGTAGATGAAACTTGATTTAATTTTGCAAAACTGGTTTTTCCTGTCGCGCCTCCGACTGCTGGAGAAAGATTTTGACCCCAATCCATACCTGTAGTTGCAGGGTGGTTTACGCAAAATACATAATTTGAATATTCGTTTATCCAATCTACATAGTAAACATTTTTTCCATCACTACTTTTACCGTTTCCTGCTTTAGACAGATTTTCTAAAACTTCGACAACATTTACGATATTATCAGAATTTGTTTGTGTTACAATCAAACTAATTCCCTGACTCACGGTCTCCGAATTAACAATTACTGCCGCATCTACATCGATAGTTCCATCATTTGATCTTGGCACACCAGATAAACTTTGACTAATTGCCGGTTCTTCAATAACGAATTGATCATATGATGACTCATCTACCAAATATACATGCAAATTGTTGCCCCAAATTCCTGGCGATCTGGAGACAAATTCATGTCCGGTCAAATTCATTCCAGAAGTGGCACTCGCAAATAATGATGAGGTTTCAAAATCATTCGAATTTTTCATCAATACTTGTGCTGAATCAAAAGTAAAACTATTTGTCAATCTGCCACTGATTGTAACAGTGACGGTATCGGCGGTTTTAGGTTTGAAATTTACATTATCTACAACACCACCGAAGGTAATGTTTTGACCATCACTTGAGATTGTATATTGACCAAAATCTGTCCCGACTGTCGCAACATCGGATCCGATACTAACTACAACAGTTTCACCATTAGCAGAATTTACAGCAGTAGAAAGTCTGAATGTTTTCTGCCTTGGTACTCCAACTACTTCTGTTTGCAGAGTCCGTGGTAAATTTGTCGTATATGTAATAGTCGTACTATTAGCAGTGATAGAATAATCCGAAACACCATGTGATGTATCAGAGTCAGTAGTACCTAAAGCATCATCTGGACTTCCAGATTGAACAGATGTAACCAAGTTGCCGGTTACTGCCGCTGCGCCGGGCGCTTTATTCAAGGTGAATGTTGACTGATGTGCTACAACAACAGTTACGGTATCTACTGTTCCAAGCCAAGGTAGAATATTAGCCTCAACAGGTGCAGTTGATTTTGAGTGATTCATTGCAGAGGTTGAACTTGGCATATAGAATGCTTGATAGAGAGCATGAGTATTAGAACTCATAGCAGTAAGAGATACCACTGTTCCTGCTGTCTCTGTTGCATAATTGTATGTCTCTGACAATTCGACATCAGCACCACTAACAGAAGCAACAAAATAAGTAGTATGCGGTCTTAGTCCAACTACAGAAAGGCTTCCAGAGGCAACAGTCTCGTCGGTGTGATAAACTACCACATCGCCGACACCTAGTCCATGTGTCGCTGGTAAGGTTAATGCGTTAGATGCTACCGCACTAGCAGCACCACCATATGTTGTTGAATAATGCACATGGGAAACACCATCACCACCATAAACAGCGGAATCTGCTAGATTTGAAGAAGATTGTCTGGTATACAGGGGATAAGTAAATCCTGCTGTCATATCTGAAGCTTCAGTACCCGAAGTTATTAATCTCTTGCCTGTTGAACCGTGATGATATACAAAATATGGACCTGAAGATGTTCTTTGACCCAAGTTATTACTGAAATCTATCTGAGTTCCGGTAAATACACCCGCATTCATGTTATTAGTAATAGAATATCTATTTGCTGGTATAATACCTGCCTGAGCGGTGTCTGTAATACTAGAATTAGCCATAACTACTGTAACGTCACTTGCCAAAACTTTTCTTACTGCATGGTCGCCAGCTGCTGCACTAGCAGGGGTCACCAAAGTAACAGATGAAGCAACCGCAGTACTGGATCTTGGTTGTAGAAATTGCGGCGCTGCATCGCCAGAAACTTCTTCAATCCCTGTATGCAAATTAAATTCTGTTCCTCTAGCTATAGTTGTGTCGATTTTAAATTCTTGTCTGGATGAACCATACAGAGTAGTCGAATCTGCATCTTGTCCAGTAAATGTTTGACTACTTGCAACAGCTGCAGCTGCGGTTACTTTACCAGATAGTGCATTTCTTGCTTTATTTTGTGAGTTATCATCTGCAACAACTCTTACAACTTTTAACGAGTTGCTATATGACAAAAAGTTCGCAGCAGTATACCACGATTTGTAATTAGTGTCATCTGGTGATCCGAAGATCTGCAAGAGTTGCTCTTCACTCGAAATTTCAACTATTTCGCTTACTGGACCTTTGGCGAATCTACCGACAACGGCTCCAACATTCGTGATTACAGCTGGAACACTGGTAGACGCATCTATTTCTGAAATATTAACGCCGGGGCTAACTTGGAATGCCATTTTTTAATCTCCTTTGATTTATTTTAATAGTATTTTGTATTTATTTATAAAAACTATAAAGTCACTTGAACTCAAAATCTTATAGTAGAATCATCTGACTGTACCGTCCATAAATCGCCACTATCATCTACAAAACTTTCATCATCAAATCCATTTGATACAAACCCAAACGGCAACATATTTTCTTCTAAATGTCTCATTCTTTCATCATAAATCTCTTTTCTAGTATCAATATCACACATAGATTTAAAGTATGGATCTGTAGTCATCCAAGAAAATAATATAAGAGTATCGACTAAATCATCGTGTCTTCCCCTCTCGGCTTCGTATTTCGGACCTTTTTGTACGAATGTAGTCAATTCATTTATTGTGTCATAATCTCTGATATATAATTTATCTTCTTCTATAAGACTTTTCATATTCATGCAACCTATTTTTTTAGTCGCTTTTGTTGTCCTAATTCCTAATGTGTTACTATTAGACCCAAACCCAGAACTAATACTCTGTCCTTTTCTGGTATCGCTCATAATACTTATTAGATTTGTATTTTCCAGATCGTGATATAAAATGTCACTTACCTGTTGACCAACATCATTAATTTCTACTAATATTAGTGCTTCGTTATAAGAATTTGATATTTTGTTAATGATTGTTGGATATATCATTGGCGGTATTTCATTAGATTTGAATACGGCTACTTGTTTGTATGGAATATTTGTACAGTCAAAAACCGAAAAAGCAGAATAATCCTGCCCCTTACCCCTTGACACATCTATCGTCATAAAGTATAAATGATCTTTTTTGGGTCTCTCATATACTTTTAATGACCCATTTTCCAAACTCTGCCTTGGAGTTTTATATGGCATATTTTTTAATTTTGTCACGTTTATGAGGGTGTTTGTACTTCCAAGAAATTCTGTGTCAAATTCTTGTCGAAATTGTTCTGCGCTGGTATTTTTAATGGTCATCGCTTTCCATTTTTCATCTCTGCCAGGCAACTCCGACCAATGTACCTCGATTGGGACGTATGAATTTCTACCCTCTTCTGCGTCCACCCATAATTTATAGAAATGATTCATTCCTTGTGGGGTTGATACGATAATTACTTTTGTAGATTGTCCAGATGAAATTGTCGGATATACTGAATTGAAAAATTCCTCTGCGAGTTCTATAGGAACAAACGCAAATTCGTCAAGGAATAGAACATTAAATGATCCACCACGAATAGCAGATGACGATGTAGCAGCTGCCATAATCTTTGAACCATTTTCTAATTCTATACTACCTTTATTCCAAACTTCAACACCCTGTTGTAACCAGTGGGGCAAATGTTCATAAGCCATCTGCAACCTTCCTAGTAATTCTCTGGCAGTTGCAAGTTTGTTAGCGAGTAGTGCGACTGAGACATCTTTGGTGAAAATTAAATAATGGAGAAAAAATGCAATACATGTAATAGATTTTCCAGACTGTCGGCCAATTTTACAAATAGTGAAACGGTTTTCATAAAAACTGTTTACCATTTTTTCTTGAAATGGGTATAACTCAAAATTGATAAGGCCTTGGTCTAGGTTAACAATTTTAACATAGGTTTTAATAAAATGTATAGGGTCTTCCATACATTTTACATATTCTTTTGCCTGTTCTTCTGTCCATTGTATTTCAACTCCCGAAGATTTAAGCCTCGGATTATTATTATAAATGTCGCTCATTCTCTATTTTTGCCCTTTAACATTTCCAATAGTGCATTGGTATCTCCAACAAACACAGAATTGTTATTTACGACTTTACTCGGCCCACCCTTTTCTCCATCTATCTTATTCATTTCGCCTTGCAATTTTGTCAAATCGCCGACTAAATCTGCGGTTGTTTTTAACATTTGACCTACAACTTCATATGCTCTGGGGTGTTCACTTTCTTTTGCAACCATCAATAAATGTTGTAATGCTTCTTGGCCATTATCTACCAACCCATATAATGTTCTACGTCTAAATTCGTAGTCATCTGTAATATCTTCTGTTCTAGTTTCAATTTTTTCTGGATCGATCAATTCTTGTTTAGGTGTTGTTTTTACTTCGACCATATCATTTTCTATTTCAAAAAATTCACCAAGTTTATCGTTTAATCTTTTTTTAGTCATTATGTAAGATCTCCAAAATCATCATCAAATGTTGTTATGAAATCAAAATTATCAGATTCTAAAGCTGTTGAAGGATTTGTTGTATGTGTTACTTTAACAAATTGATCAGTAGTATTTAATTTTTTAGTGTTTGTGATTGCAGTCCTAATAAGTTTTTGATCTCTAGGTAAACCATATAAATATCCATTGAGAGTAAATCCCAAACTCCAAACCAAAGATCTTCTAGATAAATAATCGCCGTCATATTCATCTTGATAGTCGACCGAATTTAAAGTGAGCGGAGTATCCCTAACAAATTCCATTTCTGATACTTCTTTGATAGGTATCATAAATGTGGGAGTAAAATAAGGCAAGATTTGTTCTATAATTTGTGTAGCATCATCTGCATTTTTTGTCATAATGGATAATGTAAATGATATATCATATGGTACTGGTTGATATACTACATTTTTTTCAGAATCGTCAGAAGCAGTTGTAGCAACTTTCTGTTTTTTAATTTTTCCAACTTTTGATATTTTTCTGTCGTAGGCGTACTGAAATCCAGCTATCTCGAATGCCATTCTAGGTAAAGTCATAGCAGCATTACCCTTTTCGTCCAACTTATTAATTCTGGATAAATATTTTTCGGTTGGGCCATATGCTAATGGGACATCTCTTGTATATACGACTGCTCCAGAAGAATTTGTTCTTTGTATTTGTACATCGTTAAACATTGAGCCAAAAGCAATCACATAATTTCTTATGGTACTTCTATAAAAATATGGATTTCCTAACATTAGTAATCCTCACTAAATGGGTTATTTTGTGTAAAATCTATCACACTGTCTGTAACAGTAGTCGAAAGGGGCACAAGTCCATCATCTGCAACTTCATTATCAACAGTATCATCAACAAGCGCGGTATTTGTAAAGTTATCATCTATTTCTGAAACACCAGTATTAATTGTTTCGTGTGAATATACAAATAACTCAGATGTTAATTGGAAAACATGCATTTTTCCTAGTTGATAAAATGGTATTTCGTCTTCTACAAATTTAATTTGAAATGCCTTATCGACTAACGGTAAATATATTAAATCGCCTACTTTTGGTCTCTCACTACCTGTCTCCGACAAAAATCTGGATTTAGAAAGAGTTGTTATAATTTGATCTTTTACGCTCAGTCCAAACTGGCTCAACATTTCACCTTCTCCTTCAAATCCATCTACACTATCAATTTGCATTTCTATAGTATGAGATGTAGTGAAAGATGACAAAGTATCTTCGTTGAATACAGTATCAACATTTACTAAGTTTCTTGGGATGTATATAAAATCTTGGCCGTGCATCTGTATAGATTCGACTACCAGATTTCCGATCAAATCTTGTTCTTGAGTATAAGTTGTGGTGTTTATGTATGAGTTAGTTACCATTGTTATTAACCAATCATTATATCAACGGGCAATTCGTAGTTAAGAGACATTTGCTCTTCTAAAAATTGAATTTCTTCCTTGGCCTCTTGTAAAATATTTGCACCGTTAAAAGTTACTCCGCCAGGCAATTGGACGCCCTCAAATTTACTCAAATTCTCGCCCCATTGTTTTTTTATCAATGCTGTTGCATATTTTTTTAACCACCGATCATTCCATACATCTGTGTAAACATTGGGGTCGATTATTTTTGTCACTTCCATAATAACATATTCATCCACTTTTATGTCAAAACCCCAATCAACATCCATAAATAGTTTATTCATATGTCTTTGGTATCGAATAGGTACGGTGCCATGAATGATGGTATTTACCATTTGCAGGTGATCTTGAGTGACCTGATATGTCAACATTTCTGCACTTGACAGATTATATACATCGTTTAAAAATAATTGATACTTAACATCAAACATGTTTGTCGAAAAACTATTTTTTTGATAGAGTGGAATTACCTGTTTGATTCCGATAATACTCTGGTCTGTCGTGATATAATTATTTGTAATATCGTCTACAGTCAACTTATAGGGAACGTATGTATCTTCGACTGCATCAAAATGATAGTCTTGATAATATTCTAAGGCATCGTCAATTCTATCTTCGATTTGATCGTCCGACACATTTATTTGTATGACGGGAGACCCTAGTTTTCTTTGACAATATGATTTAAACGCTGTGCGAGATGTGATAGCAGGCATAACAGTCCTCTTTTATGACTATTTATAA